TAGTAGGATAAACAGAGGCAAAGAATTGCTCTGCAACATGGTTTGGAACGAACGCAAATTCATCGAGGAAGAGGATATTGAACGACATGCCTCGGACAGCACTTGCAGATGTAGAAGCAGCCAGAATTTTTGATCCGTTTTCAAGTTCGACATTACCTTTATTCCATACAAGGATACCATGCTGCATCCACTTGGGCAAGTTCTCGTATGCTAACTGTAACCTACCCAGTAGTTCCCTGGCGGTAGAAGCCTTGTTAGCAAGAATACCAATGTTAACACTATCGTAAAAGATAGCATAGTAAAGCAGGTAAGCAACCACAGTGGTTGACTTACCAGTCTGTCTAGGAAGTTTTGCAATGTTAAATCTGTTGTTATGGAAGTCACGAAGGATCTCTTTCTGGAAATCATACATGTCAAAAGGTACAAGACCTTCATCCAGAGAGATGATCTTAATATAATTCATAGCAAAATAGATTGGATCATTTTTACATTTGATCCATTCATCAATTTGCTTTTTTGTAAAATTAATTGAGGTTCCCGCTTTCTTTAGATTCGGGTTCCCCAAGTAAACATCATTACTAGACACAATATAATACTAGTTCCACACTAGTATTTAGAGGTCACCAAATTTGTCTCTAAAATCTTCCATCGATTTTTTCTTTTCACTAATCATGCCGTCGATGTATCCAGCACGATATTCCCAGGTCTGACCACCTTGCTTTCCTTTCATAGGATTGATACATTGGTGGTTGCCTAACTTATTGCAAACAAGTCCTGCTAAGTCAAGTTCGCTAGAGTCTCCTGTGTTACCTGTACCACGCCAGACATGCTGTCCGTTGATCCAGGTTGCACCGCACTTCTCGCATTCTTTCCGATCCAGTTTAAGATCAGAAAGCTGTCGGTCATCGGTCATCTTTCTTGAGCTCCTTAATGAGTTTGTTGTATTCTGGTAGGTCTTTAAGTAATTGTTGTTCTAACTTACGACGCATGAGATACATCCTAAAACGAACCCACCCATAACGCAAGTGTAGATCTGCATAAGCGAACAGTCGCATGGTATTTTCGTAACCACCATATGCAAACAAGCAAAGGATGATGATCGTTACGAGGTACAATCCAAGCATATGTATTACTCAGCTACAATATATTATAGGAGTATGTAGTTGAAAATTGTGTAACAATGAGCTACGATTTATGTATTGTGTCTTCATCATCATATGTGAGTATCATATAGATGATATAACTAACGCACCCCAGTAGAAGGAGGATCGATATTATCACACTCCACACTGGATCGTTCGTGTTCTCCAGGGGTCTCAGTATGAGGTTCATGTTTACTAAAAGGTTCCCAGTGTTCCCAACCATATTTATGGACAAGGTGCATACCAATGATGGGAACGAACACAAGAAAGAACCCCATGACGCCGAGGCACCAGGGGGTCTGCATTACTGATCGGACAAACAGTTGAACATGTGTCATGCTGGGTAATCCCAATCTGTGATAAAGTTTACTTTGTGTGTCGGTCCCCAACCACCCATATAGATGTAAGGAACAGTACGAATGGGACAACTGTCACCAGTACAGAGAAGGTCATCAACGATTCTCCAGGATTCCATAACTTCGTCAGCGTGGACAAAATGTGACTGGTCTCCATTGATAGCATCGTAAAGAAGTTTTTCGTAACCATCAATTGCTCTATCTTGTGGGTAGTCGTGTGTTAGAGTTGCTTCCTCCAGATCATCATTCAGACCAGGAGACTTAATATCCATACGGATATCAAGGTGGGGGTTGGGTTGAAGACGCATGACAATACGGTCATTAGTCTCACCCTCATATAATTTGAGTGGTGGTGCTTTTAGTTTGATGACTACTTCAACGCATTGATATGGTAATTTCTTACCAGTCATGACGTTAAAAGGAACTCCCTGCCAACGCCAGTTATCGACGAATAGAGACCCAGCAAAATAGGTAGGAGTACGACTGTTAGAATCAACGCCCTCTTCATTACGGTAGCCATCATACTGTCCGAGAATTAAATTTGTACCTAGTCTAGTGGCGGCAAGCACCTTTGTCTTCTCACGTCTTACTTCCCTAGCATTCATCTTGCTAGGTGGTTCCATTGCTACGAGAGCAAGGACTTGTAAGATATGATTCTGTAGCATGTCACGGACTGCACCAGCAGTCTCATAGTATTGAGAGCGACCTTCACATCCAATAGTCTCTGATGCAAAGATCTGAACCTCATCTATGTACTCGCGATTCCAAAGTGGTTCCAGCAGAATATTACTAAACCTAGTAGCAAGTATGTTATTAACAGTATCTTTGCCAAGATAATGGTCAATGCGATATACTTGTTTCTCGCGTAGATGTCGCTCCACCACAGACTGTAGACTATCAGCAGATTGATAATCGGTCCCAAAAGGTTTCTCAATAACAACTCTGGTGTGGTTTGGGTCATCGAGCTTACCCGCCTCTTTAAGATTGATAATTGCGTTAGCATACCTTTCGGGAGGAACAGATAAGAAGTAAGTATTATCGTGAAGGTAATCAGGAAGGTGGCGCAGAGTATCAACATTGTCCAAGTCCGCTGAGATGTAATCTAGATGATGTAGAAATTCATCAGGATAATAACCAAGAGATTCTTTCCATTGTGCTGCAGTTGGTTGTCTTCTAGCACAACCAGTAATAACAAAATTATCTGGCAGAAGATCTTTCAACCAGAGTTTGTAGAGTGCGGGAATTAGTTTCTTCTTGCATAGGTCTCCCGTTGCTCCGAAGATAACAATGCCCCTAGTGAGCGGTTCCATTTCCTGTGTAGTCGTCCGAGTCATAATAGTTATTTTCGCCTTTATATCTTCCAAATGCGATGGTGGAACATACAAAGATCGGTGCAAGCCATAGAATGAATTCACCTAACATCATGTCCTCCGAACATCGCTCTCATACCATTTAGGACTTTATTTGCGAAGCGTCCGAGTCGTCGCGACTCGAATCTGGAGTATAGAGCAGAAGAAATAACAGGGGCTGGAACACCGAGATCCACAGCAGCGTGGACAGTCCAACGACCTTCACCACTGTCTGATACTCCCCCATCGTATCCGCTAAGCTCGTTATCGCGGCGTAGTACATCAGCGGTAAGGTCAAGTAACCAACTGCCAACAACGCTACCACGACGCCAAAGCTCAGCCACTTCAGCAACATCAATGTCATAGCAATAATCTTCTGGGTTGTCCATTGGAGCAACCTCAGCATCTCCTTCCTTGACATATTTCGCACCCGCATTTCCTTCGTGTAGAATATTAAATCCTTCGGCATATGCTTGCATAATACCATACTCGATGCCGTTATGGACCATCTTTGTAAAGTGACCTGCACCTGCTGGTCCACAGTGTAACCAACCGTGCTCTGCTGATGTGAAATGACTTAGAGGATCGGTACGTTCGGCAGCGGCAACTCCTGGTGCGAGTGCCCTAAAGATAGGAGCGCAGACGGATACTGCAGTATTTGCACCACCAACCATAAGACAGTATCCACGGTCCAAGCCGTAAACACCACCACTAGTGCCGCAGTCAAGATACTGGATGCCCAGTTTTTCCAAGCGTTGTGCCCTGCGGCGGGTATCCTTAAAATTACTATTGCCATGATCAATAATAATATCTCCTTCACTACAAAAAGATAGTAGCTCATTGATTGTATCCTCTACTGTTTCTGCTGGCACCACCATCATGAAGATGCCAGGTTGATATTTGCCTGAGTCTGTAGTTTTAACTACTTGAACAAGGCTTTCCAAAGTATCTGCAGCTGAAGTAATATACCCACTTTCTGCTGCCTGCTTTGCTTTTTCATAATTTCTACGATAACCTACTGTCTCAATACCAGTCTTCATCATGCGACGAGACATGCCCTCGCCCATTCTTCCGAGACCAATGATACCTACTTTCATCCTTTTACCTCATTTTGGAAATATTCTGGGAGTGGACATCCCTTGAAATCATTTATTTCATCTACTGCCAAGACAAACATAGTACAGAAACCTAGACAGAAAGCGAAAAGCATCTGGGGAAAGTTGTAGTTTCCCATGTGAGCAGTAGGATCTGGTTCATCATCATGTGGATGAATGTGTTTAGCGATCCGTTCTACTTCTTTCTTCCGCTCTTCCTCGGTTTTCTTTTTCATTTGTCTTTTAGCAATTTTTCAATTTGCTTTCGGGTATCTTGGAGTTTCTTCCTTTCTCTTTCAGAGTGTCTATACCCAAACCTACCGTGTATAATTGCATGTCCTTGACAGAATAAAGATACTCCGACAAAGAATACAACTACAACTAGTATCCATTGCAGTATTATAACTGAATCTGTAGCCATGGTAGTAGCGGTGGTATCACTCCGATAAGTCGAAGCAGACCCTCAGCAAAAAGTGCAAGAACAACCCAGCCAACAAGCATTGAAATAATCCCAGCATTACGATTATGCTTTCGTATTGCATCATCAATCATCTCCTGTACTTCTTCTTTAGTTGTATGTTGTGGCGGTTCAACCTTCTGACCGCGCCACCACCATTCTTTAGACATTAATAATCTCCATTGCTTTTAGTAATTCATTACTATGTGATAGTTCATCATTCAAGATCTCAAGGATCTTGTCATCAGGACCGTTAAGTGCTAAGTATTTTGCATATGTTTCTGCTGCATGAATTTCTACTTCATACGACAGATGGTATGCAGACTTAGGAGCCAACCAGTAATAAACCACATTGACCCAATAATAGATAAGGACGAGGTGTTTGGCAACAAAGCGATCGATAAAATAAGCATTACCGCCCCTGCTTTCCATATATTCCAGATGTTCAGTTTCATTAATACTTTGGTCGAAGTGTTCTTTCATTAGATAAAGGTGTTCGGGTCCGCGAAGACCCATACTCTCTCGGAAATGTAAGACACTTAGAAACGCAAAGTAGGGTGCCCGAGCAATTTCCTCAAGCACCCAGAATCTCTGGTAGTCCCTCCCTCTATAAAGGAAGTCTAGTATCGCAACAGTGATGTTTAAAACAACAGTGTTGAATTTTTTCATTCTACATGTACTGTGCCGATCATGCCCGCACCTTTGTGAGGACCACACCAGTATTCGTAGTCGCCAACATCAGTAAATGTAATGTCCTGGGATTCACCAGGAGAGAACATCAATGATTCTCTGGATAGATCAGGGCGACCCTCCACAATAATATTGTGTGGTGGCAGCATGTTGTTTTCAAAATGGACCGTATCACCTGCAGAGATAGTAATCTCCGCTGGATCAAAAACTAGGTTCCCGTTAGAACCCATGATTACATCTACAGCCCATGCTGGAGATGCAAGAAATAGTGTAGCTAAAAATGCGAAAATAAACTTCATTCGTAATCAACCGAATATTGTTCTTGATATACCCTGAGTTTATTAATTAAATCATCATATTGATCCCACATGTATTCGGAACCTGTCTTCTCTTGGTAGAGTTTACAGGCTTCGATAAGGCGGAAAAGGTCTGCGTCGTTAAGTCGCATCGTCACTTCAAAACTCATAATTAATTATAGGTATGTCAAACAGTTTTCGCAAATTTTAATAATATTTTAAGAAGTTTGTCAGCAATTCCAAGCACGAAGAGACTTATTGATTCTGCTGTCTTTATCATTAGCAGTTTTCTTAGAAGTCAACTTCTTTTTCATGCCTTTCATTCTCGCACAAAAGCTCGCTCTACGAGGGTTCCCAACTTTCTTTGAAGGTCTCTTAAGATCGCTTCCTGGATTTTCTTTCTCGTAGGACTTTCTTCCTTTTTCATTCAAACCACCTGATTTATTCTTTCCTTCCTTGCGAGTCCATGCTGCTTCCGCAAGTTCTTTAAATTCTTTATAATTTTTCATCGCTTGCCGCCTCCCATCTCTTTGAGCATTTTTTGTAACTCAGTCGTGCTACCGACAAACATTGCATTGTTAGTGACAGAAGATGGACCCTTCTTTGCTTCAGCATCAAGATCCTTCATCTTCTTATGTAGGTCCTGAAGCTTCTCTGTCAT